TATGCAGACTGCTGTACGTCAACAAATCTTTGAGCGCCTTCGAGGTCTGCTCGGAACTGGAGTACCCTACAACGCAGTTCCTACACTTGAGAGACAAGGTCTTGGAAGGTTTCCTCTTATGCCTGCCTTGGGTCTCACAGCACTTGGAATGGGTTTAGGAATGGCACAGCCTAAGGAGGCTGAGGCTGCTCCTGCGATGGGTCCAGCGGCTTTTGTTGTAGCGAAAAGATTGCTTAGGGATTTCCCCGCACGCACCGTTATCCCTGTAGAGGAAATTCTTGAGCGTTATATTCCTCTACACCCCTGGGGAAGTGACCCGTCTCCAAGGGCTCGAGAGTTTGCAAGGAAAGACCTCTATCCTCGGGTTATAAAGCCTCTTCAGCGGAAGGGCGTTTTGGAGAGCGTTGGACGGGGACAATACCAGTTGACTGGACAGCACCCTCCAAAGGCGGGAATCCGAATGGTGGACCAAGTGCTTCGCAGAGCGATTCCTTCTGAGCACATTCATGGCATATTAGAGGAGTTGGGCTACACTTCGGCGGAGATAGAAAAGGCGTACTCGCGCGGGCTAGGGAAGCTTGCCCCCCGCATAGGGAGAGAGGTTCCTCAGTGGCTGCAAGGTATTGGTCATAACGAGTTCTCCTTACCTCGCAGTCTTAGACGGCTTGTTGAGAGCCGCGTGGGGTCCCCACAGTATCATGAGGCTAAGCGTCAGGAGGGTGTGGCTGCTGTCCTGGGTCCAGAGGAACACCAAGCTTTGGCGGATGCCCTTTACCGAAAGCAGCTTTCAGCTGGTCCCACTTGGCGGGGAATGCCAAGTGTCACAGTGGATCGATTAAAAGCAGAAGACGTGTTACCCCTTTTGAAGGGCACAGGAACGGACGTCAAAGAGGTCCTAAACAGAGCCCAACTCCGTCGGGAACGGAGGAGGATGCAGTTGGTTGAACTGGCGGAGCCCTTTGCTACCCTTGAGGCGGCTGTATACGGCTATCCATTTGACTCCGCCGTCCAGAACATGATACAACATTATAATGTGCCTGGGGAGTTCAGATCCATGGCTAGGGGCTTGCTTGACGCAGCACTAAGGAGGCTGGGAGTGACCGCCGACACGACTTCCCTACTCAGTCCGGCCGTTCCACTGGAGGATTACTTACCTTCGCCGAAGCAGGATGCCTTCACTCGGTTAGCAAGGCTTGCGGATACCCAAGGTGGGACTCTCGCCTTGCGGACTCTACGGGTCCCGGGCTTGGAGTCCCTTTATACTATGCACAGCAAGGAGCTTGGTGCCCTTAGCAAGGGAACAGGACGAGTAACTTCCGAGCAGCTGCGTCAGGCCGCAGAGAGCGCTCCGAAAGAAGACTTCTTTCTCTCGCAGACGTTCTGGACGTACGGGTCACAATCCCTAGCCAAAGTACCTCATGATGTATATCAAATTAACTTAAATCCTGCTAGGCTGCCGAACAAAGAGGATGTCGTTCGTTATTACGCCCAGGTACGCCCTTCGAACCATCCAAATCGCGAGGACGCTATGACTGTTGGGTGGCTCCGGGTGGACAAGTCTTCCACCCCCAAGACATGGATTATAGAAGAAGCGCAATCTGACATTCTCGCATTTGCACGAAGGTTTAAGATGCCTTGGCCTTCAGAAACCTACAAACAGTTATCTAGGTGGACGGAGGTAGGCCTGAATAAGGTGCTTGCGGACGCAAGGACAGAAGGTATCGACAGAGTAGTAATGCACACTCCAGAAAGTCTTCGGATACGAGGCGGTGCGGGCTTTGGAGAGCGTAAGTTACACGAGCTTTATATAAACTTAGCAAAGAGGTTTGGCTTCCAAACTGCAGAATTGAAAGCTTCCGAGATCCAACACCTACAGCGCCAGTTTGGAGAGCGTTTGCCTGTATATTTGAGGATTCCTTCGATTATCGCTACGACTCTTGGAGCTGCAAGTGCGTTGAGTCCAAAAGAGACAGAAGAGGTCAGTCCTGAGCAGCTGGGACCTACAAGCAACGAGCTCGGTTCTATTCCCAAGGCTTTGGGCCTTGTGAGTTCAATCTTGGGTCCTGCAGAGGCGGAGGCTGCTCCCTTTCCTATAAGACCTCCTATCCGCCTTCCAAAGGTGGGGAGGCTTTCCAGCGCTACAGACCTTTTGAAGGGCATGCTGTTACGAGGTAAAGCTATTAGAGAGGTGCGCGTGGGCAGAGAGCCCTGGCGCTATATCATTTTTGAGGATGGGTCTTATATGTCGTTGAAAAAACCTTGGCTGCGAACTTTGGCCGCAGAGCGTGGTAAACAGCGTTATGTTGAGGCCTTTCAAAAGGGCGAACCACCTCCAAGGTTAACTGAAAAGGTAATGAAAGAGGTTCCTGCTGCGAGGCACCTTACACGCCAGGAGGTCCTCCGATCTTTAACGAAGGTCTTGGGAGGCCAGGAGCGCATGCAAACGGCGCAGACCTTTAAGAGTGCTGACCGTCATGTGGCTGCGAGATCTTGGCCGACGTCCAAGGCTCTGGAGAAAAGCTGGACTGCACAAACCCAAAAGGTCTTGCAAGAGATTGACCCAAACCTCCAACCTATAGAGCTTGTCTACGTGCGGTATGGAGGACGGACTTTTTCTTGGCCCAGGGCTTATGCGGAGTCTATGCAAAAGTTATATCCAGATATGGTGAAAATCTTAAAATGAAGAAAAAACAAGACGAATTAGTTTCTTATTGGGAAAAGCAGCTCCGTGAGGGGCTTGCTTATCGTGAAAAATACGGCCATCCACAGGATTGGAAGAGGTATTTGGACTATTATCGAGCAGAGTGGGCATCCGACATTATTCCTGTAAACCGGATTTTCTCTTATGGACGCAGTCTGATTCCAAGAGTTTATTTCCGGAGTCCTGCGATTACCATCGTTCCTATGCGACCAGAGTTTGCCCCTTCTGCGAAAGTGTTGGAAGCCGTAGACAACTGGTTAATTACGGAAATCGGATTAAAAGATGTTTTAAAGCGTGCGTGCTTACACTCCTATTTGACAGGTGTAGGCCTTTTAAAATTAGGGTATGATTCGGAGTTCGGATTTATCCCCCAACAAGCGATACTACCAGACTCTGAGACCCTTACCCAGGAAAGTACAAGTGAACCTAGGAAGATTGAGTATAGGGTGGATGTAAAGCCAGGAATGCCTTGGGTGTTAGATGTGCCTTCTTACGACATTATTACGCCTTGGGGTTACAACACCCTCAACTCTCTACCTTGGATTTGTCATGTGGTGATGAGGCCTTTAGAGGACGTAAAGCAGGACCAGAAGTACAGGAATACAAAAGACTTGAAGGGTGGATTTCGAGTCGACAGAAAGTATCCCTCTATGTGGGGTTCCAGGGGAGGAACGGACTTTACAAGGTTGTATGAGGTTAGGGATGTCAAGCACAAAAGGTTAATTGTGCTATGCGAGAAACAAGTTTTGCTCGATGAGGAAGACGAGTTACAAGTTGAGGGTTTGCCCTACGAGTGTATACAATTCAATCCCGACCTCGAGCACTTTTGGGCGATAAGCGATGTGAAGGTTGTACAGGAGCAACAGAAAGAGTTGAACGAGATTCGAACTCAGGCTTCAAAGCACCGTAGGTTGGCGCTTGTAAGATTCTTATACGCAAAGGGGGCCCTGACTCCGGACCAAGTTGCACAAATGCTTAGTGAAGACGTCCCTGTGGCTATTGAGCTTGACCACGACAATCCCGCTACAGCTGTTTCGACCCTACAGGCCCATGTCCCTCCGGATTTATGGCGTGAGGCCCAAGAAGTTCTTGCGGATTTTCGCGAGACGCTCGGCTTCAGTCGGAACCAAGTTGGAGAGTTTGTTGCTCCGATAACTCCCAGAACCGCCACAGAAGTTTCTGCTGTGCGAGAGGCTACGGAATTGCGGGCAGAAGAGCGTAGGGATATTGTGGCGGACGTGTTTACGAACATTATTCGCAAGTTGAATCAATTTATTTTCAAGTTCTGGACGACTGAGCGTGTTACTCCAATCATAGGTCGCGACGGCGCACAGCACTGGATAAGGTTTACTGGTGAGGAACTTATGGGAGAGTACGCCTATACAGTTTATCCTGAAACAGGATTGCCCGTTTCGAGGAATATACGTTTTCGCCAGGCGACAGAGTTGTTCAACATGCTCCGCAATGACCCTTTGATTGACCAAGTAGGGTTGCGCAAACTGGTGTTGGGTCAAATCTCTTGGGTTGATCCAACGTGGAGTTCTTTAGTACGAGAGCCTGGTCCACCTGAAGGAGTGCCTCCTGCACCTGGTCCTCCTGCACCTGGGGTTCAACCTTTGGGGGCGGACCAATATCCTGAGGAGAGGCCTCAAGCTCAACGAATTGCGGAGCTGGCCGAAACGGGGGCGTTGTGATGCCTGTGTATGTCTATAGGTGTAAAACATGCGGCACAATTAAAGGGGTGCTTCAACCTATCTATGAGAGGCCACCACAATACCATTGTGGACGTCTAATGCAAAGAAGTTACACAAATGAACATGTATCTACTTCTATTTGGAAGCCTGATTGGTGGGAGGATATTGCGGAGAAACCTTTGTGGATTCAATCCAAACAACAGTTGTTTGAGGAATGCAAAAAACGAGGTCTTGTGCCTTATGGCATAGACCGAACAGTAAAACCAAAAAGAGCGAGGTTTAAATGAAGAAACAAGAGGCGACATTCTTGAGAAAGGTAACGATTGCCTTTCCAGAAGCCCTCGAAGAACTACCACTTGTGGTGTTCGAGGGTCGATGGACAGGAAAAGATTACGTTGTAGCGTCTCACGCTTTGTTGAGGGGCTATCGACGACATGTGAAGGAGCAAAGGGAGGAGTAAATGGAAGAGAACAACGAACAGAAACAAGCGACAGAAGTACCAAGCGAGGAGCCCAAACAGGCTCCGGAGCTTGCAGATGTTTTAGCGAAACTTACTGGGAGTCTCGAGCGACTCGAGACAAAACTTTCGGAAAAGCCAACACCCACGCCTGCGACGGGTGTGCCTACACCTGAGGAGTTACTTCAGGAGTTGGAGCAGTCTAGGGACCGGCGGACCCAACAACCCTCACCCGAACTTGATTGGGAAGAGTTAAGGGACAACCCGCAGAGGTTGACGGCGCTCGTCTTGCAACAGGTTGAGACGGCTTACTTTCGACCCCTGCTGGAGCGCATTGAGCTCCAGAGGGTAAGGGCGGAGATGGCAGAATGCCAGCACAAGTATTCAGACTTCGGCGAGCTGAAGGATACGATTTATGCATTGGGGATGCGCAATCCCTATCTTTCCCTTGAAGAGGCTTACCAACTTGCGAAGGCAGGAAAGCCGGTAAAGCCTACAGAGCAGGCAAAGCCTAAAACTGAAGAGGCAAAGCCTAAAACTGAAGCGACAGGACCTACAAAGGCGACACCAAGGCCAAAAGGCGAGAAGCGGGGAATTACCCAGGCCTCAACTCTAAAAAGTCCAAAATCGGTGAAAGAGGCGGCACAACAGGCGATTCAGGAAGTGTTGGGCAGTTAAATTGTTAAAGAGGAGGTGAAAAGTAATTGATACCAACTTGGACACAAAACATAGATAATATATTTACCACAACGTGGAGCTATCGTAAAGGCCCTGCAATTGAGCAGGCCTTCGAAAAGACTCCTCTCGCGTTTTGGCTAAGAGAGCGTCAACGAGTTAAGAACATTCCGGGCCACACAAGGATTGAGATTCTGCTTGACTATGGGTCAAATGATACGCTTCGTTGGTTGGGGAAAGGCGATACTCTGCCTGTAACTGACCCGGAGTTTTTGACCATGGCATACGAGGACTGGAGATACGGTGGTGTGAACATCGTTCGGTTTTGGCAGGATGACCAGAGAAACAAAGGTCAGGCTCGACTTGTTAACTACGTTGAAGCTAAGCTGAACACAGCGGAGAGAAGCTTTTGGCAGGAGCTGGAGCGTGCGTTCTTTGCTGATGGCACAGGGGCTAAGGAGCCCAATGGGTTCCAAAACCTGATTGCTGTCGATCCTACAAGTGGTGTAATTCACGGCTTGGACAGAGCGCAGTATCCTTGGTTCCGCAATCAGTCTAAGGCGGCTTCAGGTGTGTTCTCTGTCTTCGGGGTTGCAGACATGCGGAACTTCCGCAACTCTCTGCTGAGACAGTCCGGCACGGTTGCCAAGGATTACACTCTTGTTACCGATCAGGTTACGTTTGAAGCATACGAGGACGAGCTGCTAGACATGAAGCACATTGTGAACCAGCAACTAGCGGACGCAGGGTTTGAGGACCAGCACGTCATGTTCAAGGGTAGTCCATTCCTGTGGAGCCCACAAGCTCCGGCAGCGAAAATCTATTTCGTAAATACAAACGCTATTCAGCTGGTGTGCGATGAGGATGAGTTCTTAAGCATGACAGAGTGGAAACCTGTACCTGATCAGCCAAACGACCGCATGGCCCAAATTGTGCTGGTGCTGAACATGGTAACACCACGTCCAGTAGTAAATGGAGTGTTACACTCTATAACTTATTAACAAATTTAAATGGGAGGTTTGAATGACCTCCCCCCTGAATGGAGGTTAAAATGACAGGAATTGGTGATTATGTAGAAGGACCTGCGAAGATTTACGCGCAGAGACTCTATGAAGCATCTTTAACGCAAAAGCATCATTTAGGTATGGTAAGGCCTGTATCGGACAACCGAACCTTTGTATATACGAAGGCTGGTTCCGTCGACCTTGCTGCTGGTAAGATGTGTCAGGCTGCGGCTCCAGTAGCTGACCACCTAAACCAACTTGTGAAGGCCAACGCTGCTGTTGGTGACAAAGAGGTTGTTATGGCCATTGGGGCAACCGCACTAACTGCTAACCAATATCACGAGGGATGGCTGCATGTGAATGACGCAACGGGCGAAGGCTTCGTTTACAAAATTCGGGGCCACAAAGCCTATGCTGCTTCCGCTACCGACGTGAAGATATTGCTGTACGACGGAATTCGAAAGGCCCTTGTGGCAGACGTCAGTGAGGTAACCTTGACCCGGAATCGCTACGATAGCGTCATTTTGATGCCTACAGCTCCGTCAAGTTCTCCCGTAGGTGTTCCGCCAATTGATGTGCCCGCGGGCAGATACTTTTGGCTGCAACTTGCAGGTGCGAGCGTGTGCTTGGCAGACGGGACACTCATTGTTGGAACACCCTGTGTAACGTCGGATATCGTGTCGGGTGCCGTAGAAGACTTTGTTCCGGGCACAAGTCTTGACACTGTTGTTGGACGAGTCTTGCAGGTCAACGCGAATACAGAATACGCCTTAATTGATTTAAGGATGTAAGGAGGACGAGGAAGGTAAACGGCTTTGTCGGCACTTCCTCGCCTTATAGATGTGTTTTAGGAGGAATTTGATATGGCTGCAACAATTGTAAAGGATATGCCAAAACCCGAGAGAATCTCTCGCAACTTGTCTCTGCTTTCAGGAGCTATTTCCTTTGGAGTCTATCTTACGGGTGGAGAGCCCATACTGGGAATTACTCGAATGTTCAAGACCTGTTTGCGGGTGGTTTGTGAATCTAAGAAGGGCTACTTGTTTGAGTTCGATAAAGCTGCAAAGAAGATGAAAGTTTATCATCCTGCACCAGCTCATACACCTGTAGGAACAGTGGGGGCACCTACATTCACAGGTAATGCATTAGCTGTTCACACACATACTGCGTTTTCCTCAGGAGGTGCAGATGTAACCTTAGGAGCCCACCAGCAAGTTAAGGATGGAGCTGGTACCGCTACAACTCTTCAAGTGGGTGTAGACACAGCGGCGCAGGCGGCGGTAGATGTTCCTACCTCTGGTATCTCTGCTGGAACTCCAGCAGGAACCAACTCTGCTCCTACATTTACAGGCGCAGCGGTTGGCGCCCAAGCTGGAACAGAGGTTCCCAATAACACAGACCTTTCAGCTCTTACCGATGTGGGCTTTATGGCCGTTGGGTTGGGATAGGAGGTCAAAATGCCATTAAGAAAGGGGAGAGGTCAGAAGGTATTTCAGGCCAACACTCGAGAGCTCTTGAGCGCCTATAAACGCACAGGTAAAATTGGGAACGTTGTGCCAAAGTCTGCAGCGCATGCTCGAAGGGTAGCTTTGGCTATCGCATTCTCAACTAGAAAAGGTTCTACGCAGAGACAACGTCGTAGAGGGGGGAGGTAGAGATGAGCAAAAAACTCTTGGAGAAGGTTCTACTCGACGGGGTCCAAGCTCTAGCCTCGGGCACGTGGGTAGAGGTTACCTCTTGGCGCAGACTGACAATTCATGTGAAGGGGATTGTTACCGCTACCGTTCAGATTCGAGGGAGTTGTGCGCCTACCAAGCCAGCAGACACCTCGGATGAAGTCCAAATTGGTGCGGATATCACTGCGGATAGTCTTATAGAGATTACACAGAAGTTAAAATGGGTGAAGGCTAAGGTTAGTGCTTACAGCGCGGGCACCTTATATGCTTATGCGGTGGGTGAATCCACCATATACGGGCTGTAGCGATGTTCGAGCATTGGATTTCCGAGGCGGGTATTGGGCTGTTAGTTGCGTACCTGGTTATAAAAGAGGCTTTAGGCCTTGTTAAGAGGTATAACAATCGTAATGACTCTCGTCAATATATGACACTTGCGCAACATGAGTTGATTTGTCCCCGCGCAGAGTTGAGGGAAAAAATAGACAAAATCTATGCTATAGTCCTTGAAATAAAAGGACGGATAGATAGAGGGGAGGAGAGATAATATGTTTCCGCTTGTAGGTGCAGTTTTAGGTCTTGTAGGTTCTATGCTCCCTGAGGGCTTGAAACTCTATAAGGACCGACAGGACAAAAAGCATGAAATTGAACTTATGAAGCTTCAGATGGACTATACCAGAATGAGCCATGAATTAAAACTTGAAGAGATAGAAGCTCAAGCAGATATAGGAGAAGCGAAGGAGCTTTATAAATTCGCAGAGCCAAAGATGACAGGAGTTAGATGGGTCGATGCTACCTTGCAGCTCGCCAACGGCCTTGTGAGGCCTATAACTACAGCATGGATAGTGGGGATATACAGTGCTGTGAAATATGCTCAATTTCGGATGACAGACGCAGCAACCTGGCTACAAGCTTTAAACCAAATATGGACTGACGCAGATATGACTATTATGTTTACGGTTATTATGTTTTGGTTTGGTAAACGGAGCTTTGAGAAGGCGAGAGAATTTGCAAAGACATAGATATACAACAGAATTCGGCGTGAGTTTGTTAAAGCAATTTGAAGGATTTCGTTCAACAACTTATGTTTGCCCAGGTGGTAAAGCGACGGTAGGCTATGGACATGCAATAAAAGAGGGCGAGAATTTTTCAGATGGAATTACTGAAGAAGAAGGAGAAGAGCTTTTAAAAAAAGATTTGTTTTCCGCCGAGAGGGCTGTTTCGAGATTAGTTCGGGTTCCTTTAACTAACGGGCAGTTTGATTCGTTGGTTAGCTTCACGTACAATTTAGGTCCGGCGGCTCTACAAAGAAGTGCATTGAGAATGAAGCTAAATAGAGGAGAGTCCCAAGATGCCTCGAAGGAATTTCTAAAATGGTGTTGGGCAGGAGGTAAAAAGCTAAGAGGTTTATCTAAGAGGCGGAGAGCAGAAAGGGAGTTATTTTTAGGATGAGTACATATGGGGATTTAAAGGCCCAAATTCAGCGTAATTTAGGAAACAGAGAGGACCCTGACACTGATGCTCTTATTCTTACGCATTTTAATCATTGTCAGCGTGTGCTCGCCTACACGAAAGTCTGGCGAGAGCTCGAAGCTCTAGCGACTCCGAGCCTTATTGTGAATCAAAGGGAGTACACATTCGCGGCGCTGGGTCTTGAAAGGTTCTACAAGCACTTTAGTGTGAAGCTTGTAACCGCTTCAAGGCACCACCCGGTCGGGTATCTTGCGCCCTCACAATGGGATACACTTGTTGAGCCTTACTTACCCACGGCAGGGTCAGGGAAACCTACACACTTTACTTTGTGGGGCACAAGCTTTCTTTTTGGACCCAAAAAGCCGGACTCCGCCTATCAGCTGCGCATAAAATACTACCAAAGACCTGCAGACGTAACAGCGGCCTCCGATTCGGTAGCTTTCGAGGATGCTGACCTAGTGCTTGTGGCGTTTACTACTGCGTTCTGTTGGTATTCCCTTGAAGAGCTGGAGACCGCGGCTTCTTGGTTCAGTCGTGCAACCACGCTTGCACAGGGCCTGGCGATAGAGCTAACATCAGAGGTTGGGGTAAAAAAGGCTCCAAGCGCCGAACGGATTCCCTCTGATTATTGGAAAGACCCTTTTGTGAAGGAGGTAAGATAAATGGCATTTACCAGAGATTGGAGTGAAGCAGCGCCTGCGGATACAGACGAAGCAAGGTATGGGGCGCAGGAGATGCGGAACGCCAAGCAGGACGTCCGTGAACGCTCCGCACTTGAGCATTATACGGGGAATTTAACCACAGACCCTTTTGGAATGCACAGGTGGGTGGTTGTGGTAAAGACTGCGGCCTATACGGCTACTCTTTTAGACCATTTCATTTTAGTAAATGCGGCTTCGGGAGCGGTTACAATTAGTTTACCTACGGCAGTTGGTAATAGGGGCAAGCCCTATTATATAAAGAAGATAGATTCTTCCGCTTATGCTGTAACGGTAGACCCAAATGGAACGGAGACAATAGACGGGCAGGCAACCATCGTTTTGTCCAAACAGTGGGAAGGGGTGCTCGTGTGTTCGGATGACGCAAATTGGGTGAGACACTATTTGCAAGCGGTATCAGATGCTGATACAGTAGATGGTAAACATGCAGGTAATGCGGCAAATAAACTTTCTGTCCTTGATGCTAATGCTTTGTTGCCTCTTGCTCAGATTCCTGCAACTTTGACCGGAAAAGATGCTGATACCGTAGATGGACGCCATATGCCCAACACGATTGCAAACGTGTTAACTGACCATACAAAG